TCGGCGTTGCGGTAGGGAAACACACCGGAGCGGGTGAGCAGGCCGTCGACGCGGAGCCAGCCGTTGTCCATGCGGACCGGCTTCTTGAGCTCCCCGACGTCGTACCGCTGCGCCACCGTCCGCTCCGTTTCCCGTGCTACCCGCGTCGCCCGTTTAGGGCGCGATCGCGTACGCGATGAACTTCTTCCCGCTCGTGACCGTGACCTTCAGGTTCGTGCTGTCGTGCGCGCCCTCGGCGAGCACGTAGGTGCTGCCGGCGTCGGTGACCGAGTACCACGTGAGCACCGGCGTGACGCCGAGGCCGTGCGCGATGTTCTGGCTCGAGCCGGTGCCGGTCTGCTCGGTCGACTTGAAGAACTTCAGGCGCGCACTGCCGAGGTCCGCCGCCTGCGTCTTGTACGAGGTCAGCGTCCAGTGCGTCGCGCCCCGCTTGAGCTTCGCGAAGTCGTTGGTCTGGGTGAGCACCACGGACTTCTGCGCGGGGGTGTAGATCCCGTCGGCGCTCGCGCTCGACACGCTCACGTCCCGGAGGGTGATCGGGCGGGCCGATGCGGTCGGGCGGATGGTGATCTCCTGACCCTCGACGCCGCCGGTCATGGTGTCGAGGTCGTCCGCCGCGGCGCTCTGGCCGTCGACGACGTAGAATCCCTTCCCGCTCGTGAGCGCGAACGCGCCCGAGGAGATGGTCTTCGCGACCGCCACGCCGCTCTTCACGAGGCCCGCGTTCGTGACGGTGAACGTGCCGTCCTCGTTCAGGACGACGTCGCCGCCCGGGGTGAACGGGGTGAGACGGCCGAACACGCGGGAGAGCAGCTGGCGAGCGCCGGTGGCCATAGGGGTGTCACTCCTGCCCGCGCGGGGCCGGTGGATGTCAGGTCACGAGGGCCGGGTTGAAGGGGTAGTCGGTCGCGTACACCTTGCACGTGATCGACCCGCCCGTCGGATTCTTCAGGCCCACGAGCCCGGAGTCGCGCCCCGCCCAGGGGGCCGACAGCGGCCCGGTGCCGATCGGATAGTCGTCGCTCGTGACGTCCGCCGCCTTGCTGTAGCGCAGGAGGAGTCCGGTCGCCAAAGGCGCGAACACGAGTGCGCACGCCGTCTTGGGCAGGTCGAACGGCGTGGCCGTCGTCGAGTTGTCCTTCGACGTGCCGTTGGGGACCACGATGGAGCCGAGGTAGCGCATCGGCGGGGGACTCTACAGATGTGCCGCAGGGCTACACAATCAAACGTCAAAGGCTCTCGAGGAGGTCGTCGATCGCGGGCTCGCCCCAGCACCTGCACAGGGGCGGTTGACCGGGCTGTTCCTCGGGAGGCAAGTACTCGGCGTCGTCCGACGCGTCCTCCGGGCGCCACGCGTACTTGTTGCCGTTGCGCTCCTCGTGCTCGGGCCGCACGCGATTGTCGCCGACGTCCCGCCAGTAATAAAACCGGACGCCGACCTTGGCCTGCCGGGCCTTGTTCACCTGCCCGTAGAACTTGCCGACCTGGTCCCGCGCGATGAGCTGCGCCCGGCGCTTCGCGACGTCGGTCGCGTCCTGCAGCTGCTGTCCGATGTCCCGCGCGAGCGCGCCGCTCGTGACGCCCCGGAGGACAATGCCCTCGGCCTGCTCCACGTACCGCGTCGGCACGGTGCGGATGAGCGCGACGTTCTCGGCGACGAAGTCGGCGGTGAGCGCGGCGAGGTCGGGCTCGGAGGCGAACACGTCGACGCCGATCGTCGCCTCGGCCTGCCGCTTCAGCTCCTTGCGGTTCCACGCCTGGGTGCGGTCGGCGAACGCCTCGGCGAGCCGGTCGAGGCCGAACGGCGAAAGGGCGTCGAACGCCGCGTTCGCGACGCGCCGGAAGATCTCCCGAATGCGCGTGCCGGCCGCGTCCGCGCGCGCCGCGTCCTCGCGCGTGCGCCGGGCCTCGTCGAGGATCGAGGGCAGCTCGGGCAGGAGCTCGCGCTCGATGATCGCCCGCACGAGGTCGACGTAGCGCCCGATCTCGGTGCCGTACGCGCGCTCGACGGCGAGGGGCGGGACCTGCCGCGGCATCCGGCGCGTGCGCGGCCGCTTCGTGGCGTGCGCACGCAGCACCCGCACGAGGGCGAGGGCGTGCGCACGGCGGCGCGAAACGTCGGGCAGGACGGCCACGGGCTACTCCGTCTCGGCCTCGGGCGGCGCGTTTTCGGGGACGGGTGCGGCGCCGGGCGGGGTGGGCGGCGCCGGTTGGTTCGCGGCGGCTTCCTCGTCGGCCTCGTGCTGCAGGCGACGGCCCTCGAGGTCGAGGGTCGTCTCCGGGTTCCACTCGTCGCCCGCGAAGCGCGAGGCCGCGACCTCCTCCTGCGTGAGCACCCCGGCGTTGATGTAGATCGCGTCCGTCTCGGCGATCGTCTTGCGCTCGGCGGCGCGCTCGGCGGCGGTCTGCTGCCACAGGGGCGGGAACTGGATCGACCACGACGCGGGCTCGACGCCGTTCGTCGGCCCGGCCTTCGACCGGAACACGAGCCGCACGATGCGCTCGGCCTGCCGGAGCACACTGCTCGCGCGCACGGCGGCGAGCATGTCGTAGTAGGCCCGAATGTCGGCGTCGCCGGTGGCGTTGAGGCCCGCCGGAGCCTGGCCGAGGAGGCGCGTCACCGGGATCTCGCACGCCGCCGAGAGCTGGTTCGCGAGGCGGTCGAGCGTCTCGGGAAGGCCCGTCATCGGCGTGGGCTTGCGCTCGAACTCCTCTTCGGCGTCGATCACCATCGCCCGGAGGACACTGCGGCCGAGGTCGATGCCTTCGAGGCGCGCGCGAAACGTCGCTTCGTCGTTCGACTGGAACAGCTCGGCGAGCCCCTTGATCTTGATCACCGCCTGCGCGAAGTCCTGCAGGAGCGCGGCGGCGGACTGGTTGCCCATGCGGAAGTCGGCGGCAGGCTCGTACACGCGCTCCACGATCGACTGCCCCCAGCCGCCGCGCCGCATGCGCTCCCGGCGGGTCGACTGGATGCCGGGGAACCACACGACCCTCGACTCGTGCACGTACAGGATCGGGTTCACCACCGGCACGTTCGCCGCCATCGGCAGCGCGCCCGCGTACATGGTGGGCATGATCTGCGCGTTCACCTGGAACACGCGCGGCCGTCCGTACGCGCGGGCCTTCGGGTCGCTGTAGTAGGCGACGGGCCGCGCCTCGAACGCCGAGAACGCGGTCAGGAACGAGACCTTCTCGATCGACTCCTCGTTCAGCGGTTCCTCGAGAGACGCCGCGCCGTCGAACGCGCCGATCAGGATCAGCGACCCGCCCGTGCCGCGCTCGAGCTTCTTCGCCTCGGCGAGCGCGGCGACGAGCCCGAGGTCGTCGAGCGCCGCGTTCATCTGCTCGGCGACGACGTGCGGCGTGTCGTCGACCTCGATCACGCCGGGCTTCGGCTTCGGGGCCGGGGCGATCATCGGCACCGGCGGCGCGTCCGCATCCGTGCGCGGCACGAGGGGCTCGGGCTCCGGGTCGCTCGACTGCTCGGGCTCGGTGCTGTCGCCTTCGAGCGCCGCCACCTTCACGGACAGGCCCGAGCGGAGCATGTCGTCGACCGGCACCTCGACGATGCGCTGGAGCAACCAGTCCGAGACCCACGCCTCCTCGGCGTCGCCGGGAAGCATGGTCGCGCGCTCGGTCGTGACGCCCCGCCGCTTGTCGCGCAGGGTGTTCAGGCCGGTCAGGACGTTCTGGAAGCCGTCGAGGCGCTTCGTCGAGTCGCTCATGGGACACGGACCCTATCACCGGGAGGCGAGGGCGCGCAGGCGCTGGACCCCGTCGGGCTCGATCAGGTGGACGAGGGCCTGCGTCAGGGCGTCAACCTGGTCGTCGTGCTCGCCGCGCGGGAACACCGCGAACTCGTCCACCCACTCCTCGAGCCACGGGGCGCCGTCGGGCAGGTACACGTTCCCGCCGGCGACCTGTGGCTCCACGGCGTGCGCGCGGGCCTCCTTCCCGCCCTCGGGCTCGACGGGAATGATCCCGCCGATCTCCTCGCGCAGGGTCTCGATGATCGCGGAGCCGTTCGCCTTGTCCTCGACGAGGCGCCGGAGCGCGCGGGGCCACTTCTTCACGAGAATGCGGAAGTGGGCGAGCGTCTCGTTGAAGCCGACGAACAGCCGCACGCGGTCGAGCACGAAGCGGTCGGCGCCCTTGCACCCGATCACGACGAACACGACGGGGTCGTTGCCCTTCGCCTGCACGCCCTTGAAGTTCGCGTCGAGGCTCAGGACCGTGCGGTCGAACGAGGCCGGCAGTGGACGCGCGGGGCCCGCGTAACAGCCGTCTGGACGCGGGGCCTGCTCGTCGGTGCCGACGCCGTCCGGCTTCCAGAACCGCCAGTGCGACCGCTTGAAGATCCCGCCGGCCGCGTCCACGGGGCGCTGCTGGTGCTGGGCCGCGTAGTCCGAGCCCAAGTCCTTCTTCGCCTGCTCGATCACTTCGGCGGGGAATTTCGCGGGGAACAGCAGCTCGCCGGCATCGGTGCGCGGGTCGCGGAACAGCTCCGTGCGCACGAGCTCGCCCGCCTCGTTCGGCCGGCGCACGTACGTCACGCACCGGCGCGAGGGCTCGAACTCACTCGGGAGCCGGAGGATCTCGTACCCGCCCTGCGCCTCGACGTGGCCGGCGAGGTCTTTCTGGTGCAGGCGCTGCATGATGATCACGCGCCGCTGCCGGGTCATGTCGTTGAAGCGCGAGGACATCGCGCGGTCCCACCACACGATCGCGCTCTCGCGCTCCACGTCGCTCGCGGCCTTCTTCACGTTGTGGGGATCGTCGACGACCACGCAGTCGCCCCGGTAGCCTGTGCTTGCGCCGCCGACGCCGAGCGCGAGACGGAAGCCCGACGCCGTGTTCGCAAACATGTCCTTCGCGTTGGAGTCGTCCTTGAGCCGCCACGTGTACGAGGCGCCGCGCGAGTCCGTGTGCGTCGTGAAGTGCTTCACGTACCAGTCGCTCTCGACGAGGTCCCGACACCGGACCGAGTCGCGCACGGCAAGGTCGA